TATAGAGTCATATGTATTCTTCTCAATAGTATTCTTCTCAATAGTGTTCTTAAGTGTGGGTTTTTCCTTAGTAGGCTGAACCTTAGTAGGTTGAACCTTCGTAGGATAACCCGCCAAAGGTGGATCCTGAGTAATGTAGTCATATCCGACCAGGTATCCCTTGTCATTGTGGCGCTGTTGTTCGCTCCGAAACAGGTAACCTGCGCCCTGTAGTTCTCGAATATATGTTCGAATCCTATCCTTGCCACAGTTATTTTGCTTGGCGAGGTTTTGTATTGTGATAACCCAGCCAGGCGTGTGTGACATTAGCTGTGCGATGAGTCCTTTGGCACCTAATGAAATGCTGGGATCTCTCAACCAAGCATTAGGTACCTGTGTGAACTGCCCGTCAAGCTCGTGGTGTCCCCTAATTAGCAACTGATCTCCATTCTTATGGTCTAAATATAACTAAAGCTGAGGGGAACGGTGCTGAGCCCTGTACCCCCCCCCCGCTTGTTGTGAACTTGACGCGTCCGCGTAGAAACCGTACCTCGCCGAACATTGCGTAATCGTGCCACCAGGCTGTATCGGTACGGGCGGGCACAAGACACACTACTGTTGCACCACTAATACTTGCCCAATATGCTTTGCGCATCCACTCTTTGATTGTTCTGCCATATGGCGGGTTCATCCAGCAAATGCCACTCCAATCTTGCGCGAGCCCGTTATCGGCTGGGGTGAAGTATTTAGAACATTTATGATTTTCGTCACTAGCGCAAACATCTAACTGAAAGCCAAACTCGTTATCGAGTCTGTCAAATAGATCCTGCGGTGTGCCCCAGTCATCAGTAGCGCTTGAGAATAGTCCCTTGTTTACTGTCATTTTTTCTCCGTTCGTTTCTTTCTCTAGTTATATCTCACAAGCGATAATTTTCCTAACCCATACCAGTGACATCTTCAAAACTAAACTTGTCATCGAGCAAGCGCCACGACCCTGAGTAGTGCTGTACCGCCACAGAGGCAGGATCCGCCCCAGAGGATAGTTTCCAACCCACAGCCTTTGCTTCTTGCGCTGTAGCCGAATCTGACTCCATACGCGAGTTCAGCTCTGAACAAATCACAATGATATTGCTAGGCACATCACGCGCCTTCGACCCACCCATACCTCGGTTCAGTCTGTGATGCGGTGACACCGATTCTCGTTGCCCACAATGGACACAGCCATCGTCCCTGTCAAGGTATTTCTGAAACTGTTTCTGATTCACCTAGCAAGCGTAACAAAGTCTGAACATCCATCGTAACCCACCACTCGGCAGGGTCGGATTTTCCGACACGTTTGTGGATCACCACAGGCAATTTACCGTTAGCCTGGTAGCTCGCCTGCGCCCACCAGCCAGCAAGATCCAGCTTGGCTTGGTTCTTCACCTCAATAACCATAGGAAAGTCACCGAGGATGTCAGCCCCCGACTGATACCCGCCACGCGCAGACCGCGAAGTCTCTACGTCATAACCGTGGCTACGCAGAAGATTGACAACCTCAACCTCAGCACGATTACCCTTGCGCCTTGAAGTCGCACCACTCATACAACAAGTCTACTGGTTTGACCACTCCATACGCATAATTGCGCTAATCGAACGACCTATCTCTAGGCGGTCACGAAGCGCACGAATTTTCGACACGATAACCCGCTGTTCTTGTTCAGCACACGCAAGAGCGAAGCTCTCGTTATCGCTAGCAAGCCGAGCAGTATATCTACGAATCTCCATAGCGCCATCGGTGGTTAGGAACGACTTTGCGTAAGACTTCTCAGAATCCCTGCGCGCAAGCATAGATTTCTGGTCAGCCTCGGCTAGATCATCGGTAGCATCGTCAATATCTTTACCGATACGGGATAGAGTCTGAACAACGTCAGCGGGTGTTAGATTGCTGTTCAAAGACTTCGCTCCTGACTTCGTTGTAGTAGTCACGCCAGGTCATCTCGCCTTGACGTAACGAGTCAATATAGTTCTCCGCCACCTCAATCAAATCTGCGTTGATTCCCTGTGAGGTTGCGTGTGTGATCCACTCCGCCTCAGTTGCCATAATTTTCCTCCACGTAATTAGCAATCAAACCCTCAGCGTACTTAGCCACCGGAACCTCGACCTCGTTGGCAGCCCGCAGAAGCCAAACATAAATATCAAGCTCAAGTTCCACGATTAGAACAATCCCGCCTTTTTGAGGCAACTCAATTTGTTCCTGATTCATCACTTACCTCCGATTGCTTTGTTCCGAGCCTGAAAGATCTTCACCACATCTTCCGCCCAACCATTTTCAACAGCTGTCGCGTATAGCTTATCGAGTTCTGCCCGATCCTTAGCGGTAGCCACGGACTCAATAAACTCGGCAGGGATAGGGTTGTCAGCACGATCTACCTTGCGCATTTCCGTCTGTGTAGGTCGCTTACGCCCCGAGTAACCCATATTCGCAAGAGCGCGACCAATCGCAGATGTCTCCGCATTTTCGAGGGCAGCTGTCTTGTTAGCACCTGCCCCGCCCTCAATCTCAAAAGCCATCCCAGTAGCTTTAGGACAGTTAGCGTGTTGGTCCTCGTGGTTCTCGAATATCTGTGCCCGAACAACCCAGTAACCCTTTGCCCTATCTTCCTCGCTTGTCAGCTCGTAAGTAACTACTCGCCCGGCAGGATGCTCATCGTGGAACCTAGCCAACCTAGTTTCCACTGTGTCATATTCTTCGATTTTGAACTGTGGCATTACTTTTCTCCATTCTTCCCAAGGACTTCGCCCTTGATTTCCCATAGCCGGTTGGCTACATCTTTTAGATCCTCGATCATATATTTGTCTCGGTGGATCTTCACCATCTTTGGTTCAATCCATCCTGGCTGAAACTCGCCTGTCCTTGTCTCGACCCTGAGCATCCAGCTAAATACACAATACCCAGCACCTGTGACATACAGTTGCCACTGCACCTGCCTACGGTACCTAATGGGGATCTTCTCAGGATCCCAATCTTTCCCCGTAGTCTTGATCTCGGATATCACTTGGTGGTCAAGGGATAACCCGTCAGGGGTTGCCATATAGATTGGGTTATCGTGGCTAATCAACCACTCGTTGGGGAAGATCCCACACTGTTCTTTGAGCCACTCGCCAACCGGTGCCTCCGTCCTCCGACCAAATTCCATATAGGGATTATCGTATGGTTCCGGTGGTGTCGAGTAGCCTTCCACCAGGTTACTGAACCCTGCCGGTGTAGCTGCATTTGCTACCTCTGTGGCTGTAACACCATCCTCTCGTGCGCGAACCCACGCATCAAAATTTAGTGCCTTATTTGCTCGGAAGCGGTGTGCCTGTATCAAGACGATTCCTTCTGGTTTTGTTGGTCGAATTGGTATTACTTCACCCATTAGGGATGCCCCACACGATTGCCCACCGACCAGAGGGCAGTTGCTTGCGGATAGTAGTGTCCTTGACAAATCCTGCCTGGACTAGCTCCGCACGTCTCGACCTGATACCCGACTCGCTCGCGTTAGGCGATGTCTTATAGTTACCAAACAATTCGACCAGCTCTACGTCAGTTCGTGGCTTTTTTGCCAGGATCTTTAGAATGAACGATTGTGTCAAAGTCACATCTTTCACAGACTCAGCTGCATCGTGACTTGTCTTGGGGTCTGTCCTTCTTGCTCTAGCCATCCTCGTGTTCCTCCGTTTCGGTTTCCCAGGTGCGGTGCTCCTGGATCTTCTCGACCAGACTTTTTGCCTGTGCCCGTTCTAACTCAATCCAGCCATCCTTCTCCGACCAGACTGCGCCTTGTGGTTTGACGCGGATAATACGTCCGTCAATTTGTAGATCAAACATTTGCTTCCTCCCTGATTAGAATGTATGCCCCACCACTGACAACCAGTAGCCCAAGTAGGCTTGCCCCGTTCCAGACCTGGTAGACCATAGTTGGAACTACACCGATAATGCTCCCGACTAATACGGTTAGCCATCCGGTTAGGTTACTCATACCAGCACCACACCTAACATAAACCCGAGTATCAAGGCGGTTAGGCATAGCCCGATGGTGTGGATAGTGTCCTCAAGCTGTCTTGCTTTTGCGATTCCACGGTGACGGTTGTAGATCTCCCGAAAGTCTTTCCGAGTCCCGTGACCAAGGTGTCTGCTAGCTGGTATTGGTGGCGGAACCCTGTCCGCTTCCTCGACCTGCTCCGATATTTCGATGTTCTGGTAGTACCCCATTTTGTTCTCCATTCGTTAGGGATAGTTTGAGGCTACTATATAGCCTTGTCTTTGTCTAGCTGATTTAGACAAAAAAATAATCTAAAAAATATTGTCTGCGAACTAGACAAACCTGTGGCTAGGTAGTAGCCTAGAGATATCAAAGGGGAACTACCCCAAAGAAACGGAGAAAGACCAAATGTACAAGATCACCTACACCCACCTAAACACTATCAACGGAAACAACGCAGATATCGTGGTACTAGACAAGACAGTTACTACTATCGAGGAAGCGGGCAAGGACATAGTCGCAGCCCACGACCACGCGAAGGCACTCGGATACGGACCTAGCCGTTACACAGTGGCACTGACCGAGGTAGCGTAACCGATGATCACCTCACAGTTCAACATCCTCAGAGGAACACTCAAGGAACTAAACCAGCAAATCAAAACCCTGCAGCACTTTGAAGCAGACAGAGCAGATATTGACGAGCTAGTCCACGAGCGCACCAAGATCCAGTGGGCAATCGTAGCCGAGATTGATAAGGGCAACTTATGTCACTAGGACGGGAGGACGAGTACGAAATGGGATACCGCAAGTTTACGGTCACGGGTAAGATCTACAGCCCGAACGAGTCAGTAGCAAAGCACCGAGTCTATTGGGCAATCGCAAATAGCGCCCACGAACACGAGTTCCTGATTGGCGAAATAACTATTAGAGACGGAGAAACCAATGAAACATCTTGAGCGGGAACTGTCCACCAGAACCAAAGCCCAACTCAAACGGCATCTAAGATACCAGCGAATTTACGCAGTGAAAGATAGGGCAAAGGAAACAATCGAATTGCTCGCGGGTATTGTGATCCTGCAATTTGTGGTTATTATTATCCTTGTAATTCTAATGAACGGAGAAACCAAATGAGCTACAAAGTCAAAGCAGCGTTAGGCAACACTATCGAGGAAGTAATACTCGAATCAATGTCAGATGACCGAGCGGTCATAGAAGCTATCGACGTAATTATGGACAACGCATACGCCGATAAGTCTGGTCCCTGGGCTATCGGCGAGATCACACTAACCGACCCGGCAGGTAATGTCCTGCAATCAATGGCAGCAAAGTAACGGAGGAAGCAAATGAGTACCACCTGGCAATCACAACTAAAGCGTGGGAACTGGCACGACCTTGAAACCAACGAGGATCTTACCGACACTGACCAAGTACCGGAGAAACTGCACTCAATCCTCAAGCTGTACCTCTGGTCAGCAGGTAACGACTTCGGATCATCATACAAGCCGTTCCACCTGTTCCTAGATCTAGTCGGTTACTCGCTCAACGAATTTGGCAAGCTAATCTTCCGAGCCGAAAAACATCACCAGCTACACTTCGGTTATCTGGAAATGGATTACATCGGCAAGTCTTTGAGCTGTTGGGCAAACCGACCCGTGGACAGCGAAACCTATGTGGACAAACTACTGGAAAGCGAACACTATGAGTAACAGCACAGAACAAAGGTGGCAGGAGAACGAGCTGATTAGCACTCTTGCCGAACGAGCAGAGATCTTTAACATCTATTGTCAGTCAGCTAACCAAGCGAAGGCACGGTTAGTCGAGGGGACGAAGGTTGCCCGTGAAGCAGGCTGGTCGGCACAGAGAATCGCCACAGCGGTTGGTGTATCTAAGCGAACTATACAGGTCTGGACAGACTGACCACAAAAAGACAACCCCAGCTAACGGAACGGAGGTCGCTAGCTGGGGTTGAGTCTTGTTTAGTCTACTGGCAACTATCGCACTGTAGCAAATCCATAGGATCTACAGGACAAGCATAACCGTCTACCTGGTCAATCAGGTCACCCATTACTCGCCCGACTTGTCGTACACAAGAACCGAAGTCAGCAAAGACATTACACCGGCAAGCGCGGAGATCCCCGCCACCTGTGTCCAATCCACATCAACTACGTTCAAAACCTGCGAACCCGTGATCACAGCGATAGCCGTTTGCGCCACCGTTTTGATAGCCCGCTCAACACTGTAATCCAAATACTGGCGTACCTTATCCATCTTGATTGCTTCCCCTTGTCTTATCTTCCCATACCGCACCAAAAATGTAGCTTGTCAAGACTAGCGTGACCAGAGCAACCCCGCCTGTGATTAGGTCGCTCGTGGCGCTATCGTTATTTAGCAACACAGCAATACTGCCACTGACAAGCATTAGCCCGCCGAGAGCGAACGCAGCAAAAATGTATCGTCTACGGATCTTCCAAGATGGTTTCACGTTATCAGCCCTACTATCCACGGCATCACTGCCGCGACCAAACCGAACCCGCCTACCGCCCAACCCATACGCATCTCAACTTTGCGGATACGTTGCTCGTGGTCATCAAGCTTGCTCTCCGCGTCAGGTAACGAGTTAGCAATTTTTTCTAGTAACCGACCCTGCCTTTGGACCTCAAGGTAAATGTCTTTCATTGAAACCTTTACTGCCACAGTGTCGGTGTTCTCGGTCACCATCCACCTCTGTTCAAAGACTTTTGTAAAGCGAGGACAGTGGATCTACCAGGCACACCGTTGATACGACCCGTGTAAAGTCCGTCAGCTTGCAACATTCGTTGAACCGCGCCCCACGTTTTCCGACCAATCGCCCCATCCTCAACAAGCTTTGGCTTGTCAGGCTTGGGTATGTCCTG